TTTGTGAGGAACATGAGATCTAAAAACTACCAGAGAATTCTCTTTAAAGTTTATAGAAAGTTGATCTCTGTAAATATCACTAATCTCAAGTTCATCTTTTTGATCTGGTATAACTTGTGCCTGTTTAGTAAAATCAGTAAGAATCAGTGGTGCTGATCCTTCTGGCATTTTACAGTTATAAACTGCACTAAAGTATGAGTTTGGGTGAATATGATATTCTTGATAATTATCCTTGGTATAAATGTTATACCAAGAATGAATCAATTTAAGTTTGTAATTACTTCCAAGACTATAACTTAGATTCTGAACTTCACCCTCTACAATAGTAGAGAGCAACTTAAATTGATCTACACAACTATTAGTATTGGTTCCAAAACTATTTGTGGGAGATTTTTCACCAGAATACCAAACACAATTTCCTTTACCTGCTACCTTTTTAGAATATTCTTCAGACTTATTAATTAGTTTTTCTCTAAACTTTTGATCAAGAAAATCATAAACTATAGAAAGTGGTTCTGCAAATATAGGAATAATTTCACGTCTCACAGATCGCCTTCTGCACGATTTTCAGAATAGTGTACATCAAAAGATCCATCAGGATAACGATCTGCGAGTTTATCAACATTCATTTGAAGAATCTCATCGATGCTGATATTCATACCAATACATGCTTGAGCAACATACCACATGATGTCACCTAGTTCACGCTTCAGGTGAAACAGATTCTCTTCAGTAACGGGTTTACCTTGGAAGATAATCTTCTTAACTACTTCAGTAAACTCACCTGCTTCTGCAGACATACCTACAGCAGCAGTAAGCAATCGCTCGGTAGGAAAACCTTGGCCTTCAAGTTCTTGAAGACGATAAATGAATGCTTCGTGTTCTTTCGACGGATTTGATGTGACATTGTTTACAAAATCCAGATACTTGTTAAGGTCAATCATACTTTAGGTCTTGAAATGTTTTCTTTGCTGTAAATTTTTTAACTAGATCGATCTGCTGTTGATCGGAACCTTGACCAGAGTCAACGAGATCATCTTGAGCAGATTCCTCCACATCATACAACCTCATCTTCGCTCTGTCAATACCCACACAGAATCTCTTATTACTGGTGGGGTCATTATATCTATTCTTCAACTGCTTGACCATAATTTGATTCATGCCCTCAAGCTCCTCCGTGCTAATAAGGGCAAACATAAGATCAGCAGTAGCAGGGAGACCAAAGGACTCACTAGTGTCAGTAAGGTCAACATCA